TCTAGCCATCTATTAGCTCCCGTAATAGCTGATCCATTAGTATCGTAAACTTGTATACCTCTAACAAATAAACATCCTGCAGGAGCATTAATTGATTCTTGCCCTGCCACAAAATTTCCTAATTGTTGTTTTTTATCGGCATCAATTGGGACATCTCTAAATATTCTGTACTGTGCATTTAATATAATGTTTTCTAAAACATCATTTGTTAAAACATTTGAATCTGTTTCAGTATAACTTTTAATTTGTGTTTTTAATCCTGATGCACTTATTCCTGGCATTATGCTAATTGTGTAACTGGACCTGCAGTTACTGTCAATCCTCCTGATGTTTCTGTTACTGTTGCATTTGATCCACAATCAAATACATAAGTATTAGTTGTTACACTACTTATACTAAATCCTGATGAATTTTCAAATACTGTAAAAGCTAAACCTCCAGGGCTGCCATTTACGTTTCTAAATCTAACAGTATCTCCATTAGACCTACCATGATTAGGTTCTGTAACTGTTACACTCGCAGAGCCAGATGTTAGACTAAACGGGTCTGGTGGTAATAAATTTTGTGTTGCAGGTTCTGTTCTTGCGGGTCTTGCATCTTTTAAAGCTTGTGAATCTCCAGAGTATCTAGTTGGCTCTAATTGTGGTTGTTTAGGTTCAAATTCTGATATGTGAACTCTTGATCCATTCCATTCTTTAACCATCTCTTTGTATGGAAACTCCATACCAGATCTATCTGAAATAAATTTTGCATATTTTCCACTAGATAATTTTGCCATTATACACTCGGGTAATAAGTTTTAGGTGTTATAAAAGAACTAGAAGATGATCCATCTTCTGATAATGCTCTTTGTAATTCGTCTTCGTAATATAATTTCATAGCTTGTATTCTATCTGGTGCATATTTTTGTGCTAAATAAAAAGCTAAACCAGAAACCATACATGGCACAAATCTATAAGGAACATCTGTTGCATTTGTATAATCACCTACATCTTGGATTCTTTTAACATAGTAATAATTTAATTTTTTTCCTGCCTCATCACTTCCAGGTGTTAGGTATAAAGTTATCGTTACTTTATCTATGAATCTTTGAACATAATATTGTGTGGGTACACCTTTTGAAGATTTGTTTGAAAGAGCTTGATAATTAGATCTGTTAATTTTTGTTAAGGGAAAATCTATATTATCTGAATTTCTAAAAGAAGCTTCTAGTACATCATCGACACCAAAAACAGCTGTTGCATCAGAAGTTCCATCTGCAGAAGATCTAAACATTGTGTATACTGCTTGACCATCTACTAAAGTAATATCATTATTAGCTATTTGCCAATAGTGAAGCCCTCTGTTTCCCCACTCTTGAAATAATATATTTAAAGATCTTCTAGCTGTTTTTAACTGATAACCTGAAACACCTTGTAGACCAATTCTTTCATAGGCCTCTTCTATTACCTCATCAATAGCAAAATTTTTATCGAAAGTAGTTGTTCCAGAAGTTGTGTTAGCCATCTAACCTCCTACTTGTCTATTATAACAGTTACAGTTGCATTCGAAATTGCTTGAACTGACATCCCACCTTCAAATAGAATTCCATCTTCAGCTAAATTATATGCAAAGACATCTCCATTTGGCACATCAGCAATAAATTGATCCACTGAATTACCATCTCTTAATGTAACTTGTCCTGCACCACCACCGTCTGATGCAAGAATAATTCCTCTTAGTCTAGTCCTACCTGCAAATACAGATCCTGTCGAATTTTTTCTAACTGCTTTTACATCTGATTTCATTATTTATACTCCGTTAAATTAAGTATGGGGCCGAAGCCCCACACTAAATTAATTATTAACTTACTGCTGCACTAAAAGG